ACCAAACCTATAAGGTTGTTTTCTTTTAGACACTACTTCTTTTTCTTTTTCTTTTTGCCACGCAAGTCATCATCTTGTGAGTGACCTCGTTTTATAAAAGAGTTTACTCTACCCATAGCCCAAGCACCCATACTTGTACCTGGTCTTGAACCAGAACTCATATAAGCAGCTTGACCTCTTCTGTAAACTTTAGCCAAGGTGCTATAAGATATACCACTTGACTTTGCTTTTTTCTGTAATGCTGTTTTTGCACTTTGTGGGATAGCCATTATTTTTTTATCTTC